GAACCAGCGGTCGCTGAAGGCGCTGTAGGTGCGCCCCAGCCGGGCGCCCTGATCGAGAAACCACGTCTGGCCCCACAGGTCGGCGAGGCCGTTGGGGCTGGGCGTGCCCGTCAGGCCGATGAAGCGGCTGACCTTGCTGTGGGCCACCTTGCCCAAGGCGCCGGCGCGCTTGCTGCCCTGCCGGATCCTGAAGCTCTTGAGCCGGGTGAACTCGTCGGCGATGACGGTCTTGAAGGGCCAGTCCTCGCCCAGCGTCTCCACCAGCCAGACCAGATTATCGTAATTGCAGGCGTAAATATCGGCTGGGGAACGAATAGCAGACAGCCTCTCCTTGGCGCTCCCGGTGACCACGCTGACGCGCAGGTGCGCGAGGTGCTCCCACTTCGTGACCTCCTCCGGCCACGTCGTGCGCGCCACGCGCAGGGGCGCCAGCACCAGCACCGGGAAGACGTCCTCGACAAGGCTCAGATCGTTGAGAGCCGTCAGGGTGCTGACCGTCTTGCCGCCGCCCATGGGCATCCAGAGCGCCGCGCGAGGCGTGCTGTAGAGGTGCTGGATGGCCTCGTGCTGGTAGTCGTGCGGGACGAAGGTGCGGGTCATGAGCGGCCGCCCCTGACCGCCGCAACAGCAGCCTCGGCCCCCTCCGGGGTGTCCACGACCAGCACGGTGAAGCCATCGGCGCGCAAACGGTCATGCTCCCGTGCCTGCTGCGGCGTGGCCTTCTTGCCGGGCGCCTTCAGCTCGACGAAGGCCATCAGCGGGCCGGGCCACCAGATCAACCGATCTGGAGCGCCGCGCCTGCCGATCCACGAGAGCTTGCGTATGCGGCCGCCGGTCGCCAGCACGCACTTCTTGAGGTAGGCCTCGATCTTGCCCTCGGGGGTCAAGGTTTTCCCGCGAGGCCGCAGTAACCCCTAGTCTCGCCCTCTTCGTCGCTAGCCCATCGCCACGCCATGCAGTCCCCGGCTACACACTCAACACCTGAGATGCGGGTAACCTCATCTTCTTGCGCCAGTCTGTTGAAAGACGATGTCGCAACGTAGGCATCGTGGGTAATAGGATCGTTGCGCGCCTCGTCAGACTGCGCTTTGCCCGTCCTCACCCGCGAGAAAGGGCACCACATCAAACAGGCATCACTCTCTTCCATGTATCTCATCTTCTAGTCCTTCCTGTATCGGTTGCACTCAAACCCTGCGGCGGCCAGTGGCAGACCCAGCGACCAGCCGGGGCCCTTGGCCATTAAAGCCGACAGGCCCTCCGCAGAGTATGCAGGGTCGTCGGGTGTCTCAGTGATCAGCTCATCGTGCACATGCAGGCAGACGTCGTAGCCAGCCTTCTCGGCCAGCGCCATGCCGTGCGCCAGCACGTCGCGCGCCGTGGCCTGCACGATATTCTCCACGAGCTTGCCGCCGTAGGTCTCGAGCGTCTCCCACTTGCGCGTGTACTGATTGACGCCCGAGTATGTGATCTTGTCGCTCTCGTTCTCGCAGGCGTCGGGGTAGCACAGGTAGCGCCCTGACGGCAGGCGGATGCGCAGCCAGCCGTCCTCGACGTCGAGCATCAGGTCGCGCACTTGGCGCTTCTCGCTCCTGTCGCGCAGCACTTGGCGAGCGGCGAACTCGACGTCGTACCAGAAAGACACCACGGACTTGTGCGCCTTGCGCCACGCCTTGACGATCGGCGTCACCTCGTCCTCGGCCTTCTCAATGCCATACAGGCGCGCCATCGTCGCGAAGGCGCCGACGCCGCCCTGATAGCCCAGCGCCAGCTCCATGATCTTGCCGAGCTGGCGCATCATGCCGTCGCCCGTCTTCTTGTTGTCTATCACCTGCTCCGGTGTGACGCTGAACGAGCGGCTGTAGGCCAGAACGTACAAATCATGCCCAACGCCGCGGTCGAAGGCGGTGAAGGCGTCAGTCTTCCAGTCCTCGCCCGCCAGCCACGCCAGCACGCGCCCCTCGATGTTGCTCAAGTCGGCGATCACCAGCTTGCGCCCGGCGGGCGCGATCAGGCAGCCGCGCACGGCGGAGGCGCACAGCTCCATGACGTTGCCGACCACCAGATCCTCGCAGTCGGCCTTCATGGCGGCGATGCCCATCTCGATGACGTCATGCTTGAGCGTCGGGCGCGGCAGGTTCTGGGGCTGGAACAGGCGACCGCCCCAGCGTCCGGTGCGGGCGGCGCCGCAGAACTGCAGCGTGCCGCGCAGGCGGCCGTCGGCAGACGTGCCATTGACCAGCACGGTGTACTTGGCCGGGGACGTGGCGCTGGCCTGCTGGCGGATCTCCAGCAGCTCTCGCACGGCCGGGTCCAGATCACCCTTCAGGGCCGCCGTCACGGTGCCCTTGGTCATGTTCTCGGGGATGTAGTCGTACTCGCTCGCCAGATACGCCATCAGCTTGTCGCGCTGCGTCAGGGAGCCCACGACGCCTCCCGTGGCGGCCTTGGCGCGATCGGCCAGATCAGCGCCGGCGCGGGCGGCGGCGCGCAGGGCGGCGCGCGCCAGATCCAGATCCACTGCCACGCCACGGTCATTGATCTTCTGGTCTAGGATCCAGAGGCTGCGCTCGGCGGGCGTCGTGTTCCAGACGGGCAGGCGCTTGTGAACCTCGCGCATGGCCTCGACGTCCAGCCGGGCGTATTCGACGAACTCGGCCCAGTCCTCGGGGTGCGTCTCGGCAGTCGCCCGGCGCAGCTTCATGTTCTTGGGGCGCGGCTTGGTGAAGAGCTGGATCAGCTTCTTGCCGCGCTTGTCCTTGGCCTTGTCCGTCGGCACGCCGAGGATGTCGCAGAGCTGGCCCAGCGAGCCCGGCAGGCCGTGCGCCAGCGCCTGCACCATCGTGTCGGCAACCCGCGCGACGGGTACGCGCACATTGTTGTGAGCCAGCACGGTGCGGTCAAAGGCGCTGTTGTGGATCACGACGGTGTCGGCCTCGTCGATCAGCTCCTGCAGATAGTCCAGCTCCGGGCCCATGACGGCGACGGGGTTGTCGTCTATCGCCACGGCGACCAGCAGCACCTGCGCCTTCTCGGCGTAGGCGTGCGTGCCGTGCGTTATCGGCACGTCGCTGAACGTCTCAAGGTCGAGATACAGGGTGGTCATAGGTTGTCCCAATTCTCCCCTTCGGTGAGGCGCCCACCACCAGCCCTACGGGGGAGGGTGGGACAACCATTTCGGAAAGGCAGCGGACGCCTCGCCGAAGGAGAGACCCCGGCAGCCGTGAAGCCGCCGGGGCTTATTCCTAGATCAGATCAAGGCCGATGGCGTGCGCGTAAAGGTCAAGCATCGCCTGTGCCTCCTTGCGCTTGTCCTCGTCCAGTTTACGCAAGGCGACGATCTTGCGGAGCGTCTTGGCGTCGAAGCCATTGCCCTTCGCCTCGGCGTACACATCCTTGATGTCCGCCGTGACGTTCTTCTTCTCGTCCTCGAGGCGCTCTATGCGCTCGACGACGGTGCGAAGCTGATCGCCAGCGACGCTGTTGTGCCCGACGACAGTCATCAGACCAGATCCTCCTCGGCCTGCGCCAAATCGGCGAAGGCGTTGTCGGTGGCCACGGACGGGCCGCCGAAGTTCTCGCCGTCGTTGGCAAACATCACGCCCTGCAGCGTGCAGTTGATGCGCCGGCCCCACTTGTTGTCCTGCGCCCAGATGTCGACGAGGGCGTGGACGTAGCAGCCGGAGTAGATCAGGCTCTCGATGTCGCGCGAGCTCTCCAGCTTGACGTTGGCCTTGTTGTAGACCGTCGGGCGGCTCTTGGAATTGCGCGCCGACAGGTAGTGCATGCCCTCGAAACCGGCATAGGTCTCGCCGGACTTCTTGTTGCGGTAGGGCGCCTCGACATAGGCAACCTTCTTATCTTCCGTCAACAACTTGATTACGTCGGCGGACTTGTCCTTCCACTGCTCCTTGGCAGCGGCAGTGATGGCATCCTTGATCGCCTTGGCCTGCTCGGACTTGGGCTGGATGATGAACTTGGCCTGATATGCGGGCTCGCCATCACCGAAGGCTTCCGGTTCAGCAAGAGCCGGGAACGAGATACGGACATTCTTGATACGGATTTGCATTTCGTAGTTCTCCAATTAGCAGTTTTCAGTCTGCAGTTAATCTGGCGAGGACATCCTCGTCAGAGTTTGAGACGGCCAGTGCTGGCCGCCTATCAGTGGCGGGTGCCACCGATGGTTTGCCGTCGCCGCGAGAGGTCAGTGCCTCAACCTTCTCCCAGCGTCCGGGGTTGGACTTCAAGAGCTTCTCCGCCTTGGTGGGCGAGATCAGCTTGAAATCATACATCTCTTCCTTCTTGAAGCGGAAGCTCTTAAACAGCTTCTCCACCTCGTCCTCGTTCGTCCACGCGCGGTTGCCGCGCCTGCCCTCGACCAGCTTGAAGCCGGCCACGGCCTCGCCCGCCAGCAGGCGGCGCTCGACCTCGGCGCGGATGGCCTTGCACCACTGCTCGACCAGCTCGACGCGCTGCATGGCCTGAGAGAGCTCGTCCTCCTCGGCCACCGCCAGATCCGCGAAGTCGGACGGGCTGGCGATGCCGCCGACGGTGTCGCTGATCTCGGCCTTCAGAGCCGGGCACGTCGCCTTGGCCTTGCAGAAGCGGCACTGCTTCTCGCCCGGCTCAAGGCGCGGGTTGCTGTGATCGAGCGCCTCAATGGCGGCAAGGCGCGCGTTCTCGCGGAACTCCTCCAGCTTGGCGGCCGGGATCGACCACTCGCTGACGTGGTTCAGGCGCGGCTGGTGGACGACCATGACGATCTCTTGGAAGTCGCCCAGAACGTCGTAGTCGTGCAGGGCGCCCAGCGCGTAAAGCTGAAGCTGCTCGTTCTCCGTGGCGTCCACCTTCACGCCCATGCCGTACTTCAGGTCGATGACGGTAATACGG